ACGTCATCCATGACTTGTTTCTCCTGCTGGGCCGCGATGGTCGCGGTCGTGTTCGTGTCCGCCCCGAGGTCCACGATGCTGATCTCGCCGAGCACGGTCTTGCGCGCCACGTGCAGCGGCCCTTCAAACGCCCGGCCGTTGACCGTCACCGTCTTGCCGGCCCGCGCGAACTCGCTTTGAAGCACCGACGCGCCGATCGACGCCTGCCAGGGAAAACCGCGCTTGCCGCTGGACACGACCTCCCGCGCCGCCGCCGTGTCGCGCGAGACGACGCCCTCGGCGACAAGCTTGCCGTCTTCGACCCCGATCCGTTCCGTATGCCCGACGCCGGCGAACATGCTGTGACCGAAACGGACGGGCCGGCGCTGCGAGGGGATCGAAATTCCTTCAAGGTCAACGACTACGGGGAAGCGCCAGCCCTCTACGCGCATCGCATCCCCGGAATACGCGACCATCAGGAACCGCGGGATGGCATCGGCGTCGTCCTTGCCCGCGGCGGCCTCGATCAGGATGTCGTCCGCCCTGCACCGCAGCTCGATCCGCCCGGCCGCCGGGAGGTCCGCCTGTTTCTGGCAGACGGCGAGTCGCTGCTCGGCATCTGGAAACTCGCGCTTCATCAGCTCATCCTCCATGCAACGTCGCACGAAGCTCTTTCGCGCTTCATCGTTGCGCCGCTTCGGCAACGGCATCTTCGTCCTCCGTGACGTCGTCCGCCGATGCGGACGGCGATGCCTGCGAATCGTTCAGCCCCAGCTCGCGCATCAGCGCGACCTCGCGCGCCCGCTGGCGCAGCTCGCTCTCCCAGTCCAGGCCGGCCTTGGCGTACTCTGCCGCGAGCGTCGTCGTGTGGCTCGCCAGTCGCGTGGCCTGTGCGTTGGCTTCCTTCGCCGGGTCGACGTGCTCGAACCCATCCCAGAACCACTGGTACGGAAACTCGGCGTTGAGCGTGCGCAGGCTCTGCGGCAGGTAGCCCTCGATCAGCACCGCCTCGTCGATCCACGCCTTGAGCACGCGGTCGAGGACGACGTCGCCGAGGTACGCCTGGTCGATGCGGATGGCTTTGAAGAACGCCTGGTGATCGAGCCGGCCCGAGGCGTAGTTGTAGCCCGAGCTGTTGCCGGCGGCTATGTTGAACGGCATGTTCAGGCAGCGCGAGATCTCGTTGATCACCTCGTGCTTGAAGTCGCCGTAGACCGTCGTGGGCTGCTCGGCCCGGACCTGCCCGATCTTCCAGCCGAACGGCATGGTCATCCACGTGCCGCGGTCCATCTCGACGGTGTCCAGCGGCTCGACCTCCGAGGCCTCCGAGTCCGCCGGGGCGTCGGTGTAGATCACGCCGCTCGGCAGCGCCGCCTGCTCCGCCGATCCGAGCACCGCCAGCGTGTAGCGCCGCAGCATCGCGAAAAGCGACAGTGAACTCGTGATCTCGGGGACGCCACGGCTCTGGCCCGGGCGCTCCGCCCGGAACAGGTGGATGACCGACTCGACGGGAAACACGTCGTACTCGAGCCGTCCGGATCGCCACGCGTTCGTATCGCCCGGGTGATGGCGCAGGACGGTGAATGCGACCGGGTTGCCGAACTCGTCGAAGACGATGCCGTCAACAACGTTCACGTTGCTGCGGGGCATCGGCCAAGGTGAGGCGACCTGGTCGGCCTCGATCAGCCGCAGGTCGAGCTGAACGGGGGCCTCGACGCGAGGGTTGGTCGCCAGCAGCCCGAAGCACTCGCCGCTCTCGCACTGCGCAACCCGCATGGTTCGCAGCTTGTGCGCCAGACCCACCGCCTTCGCCCAGCGGGCGAACTCGCGCTCGATGAGACGGTTGGCCTCCGGATCGTCGGTGAGCATCTGCAGCCGCGGGCCGGTGCCGACGACGTAGTTCGCCAGCGTCAGCATGATCCCCTTGGCGTAGCTGTTGTTCGCGACCTCGTACCGCGCCCGGGTGCGTAGGATGCGCCGCACCTCAGCGCTCGCCGCTGCATTAGCCGACAGGGGGTCGGCGTTCGCCCAGTGCCGGCGGTTCTCGTAGGTCGTCTGCGCGGCGTCGTACTTGCCGCGCACGACCACGAGCCGGCCGCGCGGCGCGCCGGTGCCGGCAGCCTTCCGTGACCCGAGCTGTCGCAGCCACTTCAGCACGTCACACCGCTCCCGGCGGGACCACCTTCGTCATCCGCACGCCCAGGCCCTTCTTCGCGGCCTCCTTGCTGTGCAGGTAGCGGTCAGCCTCGATCTGGTCCTTCAGATCGTGCTGCTCGACGCTGCCCGAGTCGCCCTGCGCCCGTTTCGGCCCCTGGGCGTTCTCGCGGATGTTCTGTTCGAGGTCTTCCGCCATCGCACATCTCCGATCTGCGGGACCGGGACTCGAACCCGGGTCCTCCGGCTCATAAGGCCGGTGAGCACGCCGCTGCTCCATCCCGCCGCCGTGCCGGGTGCTCCGTGAGGCGAGGCCAAAAGAAAACGCCACGCAGGTGCGCAGCCCTGCGCGGCGTGTCGCTTGCTAGCTCGACGTTCGGCGGTGATCAGCCGCCGACCGCTCGCCTCCGGGAAGGCCCGGCTTGGTTGTCTACCCGTTATTTACGCCGTCGCTGATCGCGATGCAATACTGAGGATCAGTTTCAGCGGAAATTGTTACGCATTTAGACCATCAGCGGATTCCGGCGCGGCACGACCTTCCCATGGGCCGCCATCGCGCCACACCATGGGGAAGGGCTCAGCACCGGCTGCCGTGCTCAGCACAGGCCCAACAAAGCGAGCCAGGGCTGCCACGACCTCGGCGAAGTCCGCTGTATAGCGGCCGGTCTCGATCCATCTGGCGAACGCGGCCCATTGAGCGCGCTTGGCCGGATCGGCGGTGAAGTCAGCCGTCAGCGCTGGTGGAAGCGTGCGGGTGAGCGCGGTACGTCGCCGGCGGAACGTCGCCCTGACAGCGTCCTCGACGACGACGGGAAGCCGATGAAGAACTGGTGGGTGTTTCTATTCTACTAAGGCTGGCATTGGGTCGACCAGTTCATCTCTAAGCAGAGCAAAGTCGGTCGCCACGAGGCGCCGGACCATACCTTCCCGAATAGCTCCGACGATGTGTCACAAGATCGCGAATACGCTGGCGTCTAAGCGCTCTGCGACCAGGTCAGCCACGACGCTGCGGTGGCACTCGTCATGGCACCGTTCGTAGCACAGAAGCGCAACCGTCCGCTTCTCGACTACCGCCGACAGCCGATCGAGGGCGGCCCTGCGATGCCTGCGGGCAAACTGACGGAATCGGCGCCCGAACTGGACATAGTCACCCGTTTCAATCAGTCGTCTTCGCTGCCCCTCGGTCGAGCCAAGGTCGGTCCAGCTTTCGTAGCATATGCCGGCACCCCTACAGCCAGCTTCTACGGACGGCCGCCGAAAATCTACCCGCCTGGAAAACGGCCTGTCGCGAACATCCACTAACAACTCAATCCCAAGTTCTCGCAGTACCGCAATCAGTTCCGTCAGGCTCCTTCGCTCATATCCGACCGTATAGATGGCCCTGCCATCGCCCTGCCGCACGCAACGGCAGACCTGGGAGGTCCGGGGCGCAGCAGGACTGACTCCGAACGCGGCAAGAGCCCTCGCATTCGATGCGCGACGACGGGCAAACCGATCACCACAGCGTTGCACCGTCAGCAACCTCCTTCGGGGGGTTGAACCAGCCACACACGAGCAACTGGCCATCGAAATTCATCGTGTGGCTCAGAACGTAGAGGTCGAAGAAGTCCTTCATCCGGCTGTTGGCGCGACCCAGCACCACCATCGCTTCGAGCTTCTTAGCGATCACGGTCTCTGGCGGATAAGCCGCCATGACCGGCGGCGGCAGGTCCAGCAATGGGCCGAAGGTCGTCTCTACCGCGGCAGGAGTAATAACGTCGCCGAAGCCCACGTCCACCTGAACGGGAATCCGCGCCGATCCGAGGTGACCGATCAGCTTGACGCGCAGACCCTGGTAGATGTTGTCCTCCCTGATCTCCGCGACTCGCACTGAGGTCCCATCGAAGCTCATCCCGTCGGGCTCAACCAGCTCGGCGCAGACCTCCTGGAACACCGTCCACAGTTCCTCTACGCTCGGCTGGCCGGCGCTCAACAGGTCCGCGTCCAGTGTCAGATGGTGTGGCTTGTCCATCCAGATGGCGAAGAGCATCGCACCCTTCAGGGTAAACCGCGAGGCGTGCTTGGTCCGCGTCAGTCGATACAGGACTCGCTCGATCGCGTAGCGCGTCAGCAGCACGTTGAAGTCATCGCCACGCTGTCGCGCGCGGTTCATCAGGCGCTGCTTGACCGATTGAGCGAGGTGCTCGCTGGAAGGCTGTGTCATGCCAGCGCCTCCAGGTACGGCCGCATGACCCGCTCAACGCGGCAGATACGCGCATACTTCCAGATCTCGTCGATTGTGGCGCGCTTCTCGTGCAGGCACTCGCGCAGCGCCTCCAGCGCCACGTCCAGCCCGACCTTGTTGCGGTACTTGAAGCAGTCGGCCAGAGTCTTCGCCACGCTGTAGATAGCAACCTCCACGCGGTCGATGCGTCGGCGCTCGATGCCGGACGTGAAGGCCTCGCCCGAGGCGCGGAAGAATCGCATGCGGGGACGATCGACTCTGGGCCGCGCGGCCCGCTTCTCGATCATCATCCAGACCTCGTGCGGGAGTTGCGTGCCAATCTCGTGGAAGCGCAGCGCCGACAGCAGGCAAATTACGCCGTGTGGGACACAACGCGCGGCTTCGACGAGCGTGACATGGGCGGAATAGTCCCCGTCAGCCAGGAGGTACAGCCCGCGGCCGGATCGCTGGAGCACACCTGCAGCGCAAAGCCGGCGCAGGTACTCGGGGTGAATACCGTGCTCGGTCAGGTCCCGCACGCGCAGGATGCCCTTCTGGCGCGCCAGGCGGAGGATCCTCTCGGTTGTCGAGGTTCTCGTGGCCATGTGTATAAGTATCGACCATTTGAAACAAAAGTCAAGACATTTATACTCCACGTACCCCGGCTACCTCACTGGGCACGCTCGGTCGTGGTGATCCGCCGTCCACAATACCGACACTCGCGCCGTCGGATAATCCGCCCGCCCCAGGCGCGGCGCGTGTAAATGACCCGGAAATGCTCGCACCCGCAGCGCGGACATGCGAGGCCACGCCGCTCCTGCGACTCTGACTTGTTCGCCCCGGATGCGCTCATCGTCTCTCCCCCTGCAGCGCGGAGAGCTTCAGCCGTTTCCGCGACAGTGTCGGCTTCGCGTCCGTCCCGAAAAGCACCGCCCCCTGAATCGAAGCGGCGACTGCAACACCGACTAGGCAGTCCAGCCAATGGTTGTCGAGGCCGTCGACGCGGAGCTTCCACTCGTCGACCGTCCGCCCGCGGCCCTCGGTCTTCACGCGGTACTCGGCCGTCAGGTGATCTGCCAGCAGACGATGGCGCTCGGCGCTGCGGCCGAACAGTGACAGGCACCCCGGGTCGCCCATCGGGACCACCAGGCGGGCGTGGACAAAGCTCTTCCAGTAGTTTGTGTCGAACACGACGTGACGGACTGACCGCTTGCCCCTCACAACCGGGATGCGCCAGTTGAGGCCGGCGCGGTCGCCGCGCTTGCGTTTGTAGTCGCTGAACGGGATCGACGACGCGCCGACGTACCGCCCATGTGAGGGCAGCAACAGGCCAGCGTACCTGCTCTGCCGGCAGTACTGATACACGACGTCCGTCGATTGGCCCCAGTTTGCATCGATCAGGCAGCGGTCAATGCGCACCATCGCGCCGTCGTCGCGTCGCCACTCACGACCAAGCGCCGCGTCCGTGAGGCGCTCAAGGCCGGCGTAGATCGAGCCCTCAAGCCCAGCGCGTGGAGCCGCCATCGCCAGCGTCCGGCGGACATCGCGCAGCGTGAAATACGCCGCCTTCTGATCGGGCTCGGTGCCGTAGTCGATCACGCAGCCCGTGAAGTCGTCCTCCCAGGCCGCGACGAGCCAGAACAGGGCTTTCTGCTGCACGTCGATGAACATCGTCAGGTGCGTGCAGCCGATCGGTACCTCGCCGCGCTTCATCCCGTTGACCTTCGCGGCGATCTGGTCGGCGGTGAGCAGGTCCTCGTCGGCCTTCTCCTCCGGCAGCGGCTCGTTCTGGTACTCGGCCCAGAACGCCGCGTCGCCGCGGTCGAGCCGCAGGTTCATCGCGTGCTGGATCGCCGAGAGCTCGTCGGGGTTGTGACGCTCCGACCAAGCGACCACGGCGCCTTCGTCCATTTGCTCACGATGCCGGCGATAGAACTCGGTGGCTTCACCGATGCCGCGATCGGCCCGCATGCCCTCGCGCCATAGCTCGGCGTACTTGGCCCACAATGCCTCCTTGGTCGGGAACGCGTAGACCATCTTGGTCCGCTCGCCCTGCCACTGTGGGTGCTTGTCGCGGTCGAGGATGCGGTCGGCGATGTCGTCGGGGCGGACGACGGTCACGGTCATGAGCCCGGCGATCTTCCGGCCCGGGCCAGCCAGGCCGAGGATCGCGCCGGCGAGGATGCGTTCGCGGTTGGCACACTGCGATGGTGAGCGCGCCGATTCGTCCGTTTGCGGGTCGTCGATGAGCACCAGCGACGGCCGCACCGAATGGCCGTCGGGCCGCTTGTATTTCATCCCGCGAATGCGGCCGGTGATGCCGGCAACCCGGATGATCCCGCCGCTCGCGCACGAATCGGGCATGGTGGGTAGCACGATCTCCTTCGCTGTCCAGCCGATGTGCGTCTGTTTTCCCTGATAGAGCTGCCCGCTGGCGCGCTGGTGGATGCCCTCCAGCGACCGGATCGGGAACACGACCTCGGGGAAGTCTTCGAGCAGCGAATCGTTCGTCTCCAGCTCGACCTTGATGCTGTCGAGCATGTTCTCGGCATGGTCTTCGTCACTGCCGATCAGCGCGACGAACTCGCGATGGCCGTAGATCAAGGCCCAAAGACAAGCCGTTTCGCACAGGCTCGTCTTACCGCTGCCGCGCGGCATCGCCATCGCGAACAGCCCGCCCTCGAGTACCGCCTGCTCGATCTTGGCGATGACCTTCAGGTGATCGGGCGACCACGCCAAGTGGAACGTCTGCGGGAAGTACTGCTCGCAGAAGTAGCGGAAGTCGCGCTCGGCCTTCGCCTTCCGCTCGGCGTTGACGCCCGCCGGCAGCTCGCCGATGTCGCGGCCGAGCAGCGACAGCTCTCGATTCCGCTGCGCCGCGCGCTCCTTGTGGGCCTCGTAGCCGGTCAGGCCTTCCGGCTCGGGCTTGGGCCGGTGCCGCTCGATCACCAACCATGCGACGTAGCGCAGCAGGTCGACCGTCTTGCCGTCGCCGATGCGCAGGCCGGCCCGGGCGCGATGGCGGTACAGCGTCCGCTCGTTCGCCACTTCGCCGAGCGGCGTCGAGTTGAGCAGCTGCACGAGCTGCGTCGGCTTCAGCCTGCGCGGATCAATCGCCACGTTCGGCTCCGGAACTCTGCTGGACCAGCCACGCCGCGTAATGAACCAGGTTGAGTGTCCCGTCCGCGTTCGTCGGCGCGCCGGCGGCGACGTCGTCTTCGAGCATCTCGACCGTTACGGCCTGTCCACCGGCCGCGCTCAACAGCCGGGCCGCGTCGGCCAGCGCCAGCGCTGCGGGATTCAGCCCCGGCGTACCCGCCGAACGGTTGTCAGGCGCGCCTATCACCGATCCCCCCTCCCCGACCGGCGGGCGACCGCCGGTACCACCCGGGTGGCCTGCACGCGACACGGCCCAAACGTGGCCGCCTGGGGCGCACCCGACGCCGTCCCGGCCGCGGCTGACCCGAGGGCACGCCCGCGCGTCGACTCGGACCCTCGCCAAGAGCTGCAAGAAAGTCTGGAAATTCTCGGCAACTGGCCTTGCTTTCCCCGCCACGGGCTGGACTCATGTGGCTGGACGCACGAAGCGTCGGCAACGGAGGCACAGACATGCGAATCACGCGAATCGAAATCCAGGGCCCGAAAGGGCAGGCGACGCTGCGCCTCGACTACGACACGGGAGCGCCGAAGGTCCGCGTCAACGGATGGGCCGGCGCGCTGACGCGCGAGCCGTTCGACGATTGGGCCCGCTGCAATAACGCCGACGAGATCGCCGCCATGGCCCGCCGGCTCCAGACGCGGCTGGACGGCCACGCGGGCACCGCAGGCGACGTCGCCGCCTACCGCACGCTGCTGGAGCAGATGGCCTGACGCCGCCGAAACGCGGGGCCGACCCGCGTCGCTCGGGCGCGTGAGACCCGGGCCTGACGAGGCAACGCCATGCCAACGTTCAGCAGGAGATTCAGTCGGTGGTGCGAGCGAATGGCCGCTCGCCAGATGAAGGAGGATCGCATGAAGAAGAACGACGTGATGGTCGGCGCGAGCTACGTCGCCAAGGTCAGCGGCAAGCTGGCCCGCGTGCGTATCGAGCGCGAGAGCCCGTACGGCGGCTGGGAGGCGGTCAACGCCGAGACCGGCCGGCGGGTACGGATCAAGAGCGCGCAGCGTCTGCGGCACGAAGCCGTCGACCAGAAGCGCGCGAAGGCGATCGCCGCGGCCGACCAGGAGAACGCCCGGCTGCGCGACGAACGCGAGCGGTCGCCAGACGGGATGACCGCCAGCGAGCGGGCGATGGCGCAAAGCGCGGTCGTCGCGACCGCGACGGCGAATGCCGCGGAAACGCAGGACAAGACGTACACCGGCGATCCCGACGTCTGCGCGACGGTCCGCTGCGACCAGCCGGCGGCGCTGACGTACCTGGGCCGCCCGCGGTGCCAAGAGTGTTACGAGGACGACGTCGCCGACGGCGACGAGTCCAGGAACGAAACCCCTAACCATGAGGAGACTGAAATGGCAAAGGCGAAGAAGAAGACGCGGAAGAGCGCCAAGAAGGCGACCACCAAGACCCCCAAGGCTGGCAAGGCGAAGCAGCAGCCGAAAGCGACGACGCCAAAGGCCGCGCGGAAGCCAGCCGCGGCCGACAAGCCGAAGCGTGTCAGCGCGCTCGACGCGGCGGCGGAGGTCCTGCGCAAGGCCGGCAGGCCGATGCGCAGCCAGGAGATGATCGCCGCGATGGCCGAGCAGGGTCTTTGGGAAAGCCCCGCGGGCAAGACGCCGCACGCGACGCTCTACGCCGCGATCCTGCGCGAGATCGGCGCCAAGGGCAGCGAGGCCCGTTTCCGCAAAGTCGACCGCGGGCAGTTCGCGTACGCGACGGCGGAGGCGTGAACAATGGCGCGACTCGCCCTGACAGACGACGAGGGAACGGTCGTGGCCGACTGGAAACTGCCGGCGGCAATCACGCCCGCCGAGATCGAGAGATTCCTCGACATCGGGTTCGCCGAAGCGGGGATCGACCGCTGCGACGAATGCGGGGCCTACGTTCCCCGCAAAGATCTCGTCGAGCGGCATGATCCGCACGGTCCCGAGGCGCTGTGCCCGGTCTGCGCCGGGCCGGCGCTCGAGGGGGTATAGCCGATGCTTGCGCCCCAACGCGACGAGACGTTCGAGGTCCTCGACGATCACCTGATCCGGAAGGTCAACCCGGTCCGCGGCCGGCCGTACGAACATCGCTGCCCCCGGGCATCGTTCGAGCAGATCGCTCACGCGGCCGAGGAGTTCGGGCTGCAGGGCTTTACGCTGGAGTCGCTGCTCGAGTACGAACGCAACGCTGGTCGCGACGTGACGTTCACGAACGTCGCCGTCGCGCTGGCGTTCATGCGTGAGCGGAGCATCCTCGACGTCCGCCATCGGCACAACCACGCTGCGACGGACGCCGTTCACCTGGACGCGATGACGGAGTACCACGCGCTCGCCGAGAACGGCTGACCGCATCACGATCTCTCCCCAGACACCCCGGCCGGCTCCGGGGTGTCGCTTCGGCCTGAGATCCGTTCCGCCTTCCGCCCCACGAAGTTCTCCCACCTGGTCACGATCACATCCGTGTACAGCGGATCGAGTTCCAGCATGAAGCACCGTCGGCCCGTCTGTTCGCATGCGATCAGCGTGGAGCCGCTGCCGCCGAACGGGTCCAACACGTGCTCACCCGGGCGCGACGAGTACTGGATCGCCCGCACCGCCAGCTCGACCGGCTTCTCGGTCAAATGGATCATCGACTGCGGGTTCACCTTCTTGATGCTCCACGGGTCGGGCACGTTGTTCGGGCCGAGGAACACGTGGGCGGCGCCTTCGCGCCAGCCATAGAAGCACCACTCGTGCGCGCCCATGAAGTCTTTGCGCGTCAGGACCGGATGCTGCTTGTCCCAGATGATCGCCTGGCTGAAGTACAGCCCGCAGGCCTTCAACGCCGGCGGGTAGTTCCCGACGTTCGCGTAGCCGCCCCAGACGTAGAACGCGCGTCCGGGCAGCAGGACGCGGGCGATCTGGCCGAACCACGCGAGCAGCAAGCGGTCGAACTCGTCGTCGGACAGGTAGTCGTTGACGAGCGGCCGGTCTTTCGCCCGCATCTTGCGGTGTGTCGCCTTCGCCTTCTCCGGATGACGAGCGACGTCGAAACCCTGGTGGTGTTGGAGGCTGCCTTGCTTCCTCGCTTGATCCGGCGACCAGAACGACGACAGGCCGGCTGCAATCGCATTGTTGCTGCGCGGCTCAACCTTCACGTTGTAGGGGGGATCGGTATTGACCAAGTGGATCGGCAACAGGCGCGGCCGAACGTCAGAGCCCGCCGGCAACGCCAGCGTCTTATCGGGATCGACGGCAAGCAGTAAATCGACATCATCGACGCTACCTGCATCCCCGCACAGCAGCCGGTGATCGCCGAGCACCCACAGGTCGCCAGGCCGCGTGACCGGCTCGTCCGGCGGCTCGGGAACCTCGTCGGGGTCGGTAAGCCCCTGCTTCACACCCGGATCGAGCAGCTTCGCGAGCTCGTCTTGGTCGAACCCGAGCAGCGACCAGTCAATGCCGGCGCCCTGTAGTTCTGCCAGCTCGAGCGGCAGCAGCTCCAGGTTCCACTCGGCCAACTCGGCGGTCTTGTTGTTGGCGATGCGGTAGGCCCGAATCTGCTCCGGCGTCAGGTCGCGGGCGACATGCACGGGCACTTTGTCAAGGCCGAGCTTCTGCGCCGCCTTCCAGCGCGTATGTCCGCAGACGATCACGCTGTGCTCGTCCACGACGATCGGCTGGCGGAAACCGAACTGCCTTATCGACTCGGCCACCGCATCGACGGCGGCATCGTTGACGCGCGGGTTCTTCTCGTAGGGTTTGATCTCGGCCAGCGGCCGGTACTCAACGTTCAGCGTATCCATCGCTCAGACCTCCATGTCTCGCGTTGCGGGCTGAAGCTTCGGCGGCCGGGGCGGCCCCACGCCGCCAGAAACGGCCCCAGCGGCGTACGAGGAGGGCCGGGTGGTACCCGCGTACGCCTCCGGTGGTGCCGGGCCGCCCACGTTGGCCCCCAACGCGCCACGTGGCACCCTGGGCGGAAACTCGGACACCTGAAACAAAGCCACTCGATATTCACGGCGGTTCCCGCGGGCCCTCAGGGCCGTTCCCCGCCAGGAAGTACCTACACAACCCCTTCGATGCTTGCGCGCGTCTGTAGTCTGCTGCGAGTGGTGCGCTTCGAATCGATGCGTGCCCGCCAGGCTGCGAGGTGCGGTGTATCTGCCGTATCTGGTGTATCTCTCGCCGCCCCTTCTATATTGAATTTCCATTCCCGCGTGTTCGCGCGCGAAGGGGGTCAGATCAGTTACACCAGATGCACTAGATACACCCGTCACGGGTTGCCTCCCGTAGCTCGCAGGTGCCAGACCATGCCTTTTTTGCCCCGCTTTGGGTTGGCATCGAGGTAGCAGCCATCGACCACACGTCGTCTGAACTGCCGCAGTCGGTTTCCGACCTGTTTGGGTGTCGGTACCTTCCCCGGCGGACAGCCGACGAGGTTCTCCAGCGCCATGCGCATGGCGACGCTGGCTTCGTCGTTCAGGGCGTGTTCCCGCTGCGGCGGATAGAGGGTGTTGAGCAGATCCGAGACGACGATGCCGCTGCCCGACCAGTCATACTGCTGCCACGCGGCGATGAGCTGACCGAGCGCGTCGATCGTCGTGTCAGCCGACTCGGCCAGCTTCGTGCGCGTCAGGCATGGGTCGGACAGGCCCACCCACACGACCGCCTCTCGAACGACGTTCGACCAGCCTTCGAAGCTGCCGAAGGGCTTGAGGTTCTGGGACGGTCGGCCGGATCGCAGATACGCCGACAGGATCGTCAGCGCGGCGCAAAACAGCCTCCCGCGATTCGCGGCGATCCAAGCGAGGAGGTCGTCGTGTTTGAACCCGGTTCGGTCTTCCGGGTGCTCGTCCAGACAATCGAGACGAACGTGGATGATCCGGCGCAACGTGTCGGCCGCGACCTGGACATTGTTCCCCGTCGCGTACCAGGCCGGGATCAGTGGCAGCTCGACCTCCTCGCTCTTGCCGAGAATGCGATCCTTCCAGCGCGTCGTGGTAAGCGCGCGGTCCAGCGCGTCGTTGCCGAAGAGCCCCTCCAGGTTGTCCAGCAGGATCATCCGGTCGCCAGCGATCGCCAGCGCGGTGATCTTCTTCCGCATCTCGTCGCTGTCATGGGCATACCCGTTGGCCGCCAGCGCCCGTCCCAGAGCGATGTGAGCCATCGTCTGGATCAGCAGGCCCTTTCCCGCGCCGCGCACGTTGGCGTCCGCCAGAAACAGCGGCGACGGGCCGGCGAAGGCGAACCGGGCGAGCGGCGTCAGCAGCGCTGCCAACCACGCCGCCTTGTGCTCCTCGGACTCGAACGGGAAATCGCAGACCACCTCCAGTAACGTTGTCAGCGCCGCGTCGGCGTCGTCGATATTGACCTCGGGATGGATCGGCGGGAACGAAGCGCCCGGCGCCGGCTCGAAAAGCACGCCCGTGCGTTCGTCGTAGCCCGGCCGCTGCCACACGGACCCATCCGACCGCAGGATCGGGGCATCGGAGACACCCATAAGGTGTCGAATGTCGTCCCACTCGGCGCGCGCCTCGACGGCGCTGACCAGCCATGCGGCCGGGTGCGCGGCGACCTCCTCGCCCTTCCGGTTGAGCTTGGTGAACGTGGCGAACCGCGTCATGCGTTCGCGCAGGTTCGCCGCGGGCATCGCCTGGATCGTGGCAGAGCCCTCGCAGCGTAGAATTCCGTCAATGGGCTGCCGGTCGCGGATGACGCGCACCAGGATGCCGCCGCGCTGATAGAGATCCGGATCAGCGGTTAATGCTGCGATCGTCTCGCGGACGACGCGGTGCTCCTCGGTGTCGATGAAAACGTTCGGGCGTCGGCGCGACGGTGCGGGCGCTGGCGCGTCCCGCATGGCCTCGACGAGCCGGAGCAGTTCATCGACCGTCCCGCCGTTGTCGAACCAATCGCTGGCATCTTTGCCGGGGTCGGGCAGCTCGACGATGCGAATCTCCGCCGCCCGGTTTTGAAGACGCATCGCCACATCGGCAGCGTGATCGCGGCCGGCCGTGTCCTTGTCCCCGATGATCACGACGCGGAGGCCGTGCAGGGCCGAGTCGTCCGACAGCATTTTCCATTTGCCAGCGCCGCCCGGATTGCACGTCCCGACCAAGCCGACGG